GCAACAGCAACTTCTTCAGTAGGACCTACCGCAAATTGTACTGTTACTTATCAATTAAATATTGGACCAAGTGAACAAACTTTTGGATATGGTTGGGGAGCTGGTACTTGGAGTGCCGGTACTTGGAATACTCCTAGAACATCTTCTAATGTAATTCTTGACGCAAGGTTATGGTCTATCAATAATTGGGGTGAAGATTTAATAATAACACAAAAAGATGGTGGAACTTACGAATGGGATACTTCAGGAGGAATGACTGATAATAGAGCTACAGTTATTGCTAATGCTCCTACTAATTCTACTTTATCTTTAGTATCTACAGAAACTAGACACGTTGTGTGTATGGGAACAGAGACAACTATTGGTGATATAGCTACTCAAGATAAAATGTTTATTAGATGGTCTGATCAAGAAGATTATAATCAATGGACACCTAATGTAACTAACTCAGCAGGATCACAAAGAATAGCTGGAGGAAGTGAAATTAGATGTGCAAGACCTGCTAAAGGAACTATACTAGTATGGACAGATACTACAATGCAATCAATGTCTTTTATAGGTCCTCCTTTTATATTTGGTTTTAGACAATTAGGTAATGACTGTGGAGCTGTCGGTCTTAACTCCGCAATGGTAATTGATGATGTAGCTTACTGGATGTCAGATGGACAATTCTTTAGATACGCAGGATCAGTTCAAGAAATACCTTGTCCTATACTAAATCATGTATTTGAAGATATTAATAAAACTCAATATGCACAAGTCTATGCTGCACAAAATTCAGAGTTTTCTGAAGTAATATGGTACTACTGTTCTAGCTCCGCGGATCAAAATGATCGTTATGTAATTTATAATTATCTAGAAAACTCTTGGTATTTTGGAACTATGGATAGAAGTACTTATCAAGATAATGGTGTTGAATTAAATCCTTTAGCTACAGAGTATTTATCTACTTCTAACGCAAGTACTATTTCAACAATTAATGGATTAACAGAAGGTAGAAGTTTAATTTATGCTCAAGAATCAGGAGTAGATGCTGATGGCTCTGCTTTAACAGCTTATATTCAATCAGGTGATGGAGATATTGCTGATGGTGAAACATTTAGTTTTATTAATAAAGTTATACCAGATTTTCAAAATCAAACTGGAAACACTGTCATTACTTTAAGTGTTAAAGACTATCCTAATGATACTGCAACAGTAGGAGAAACTTTGACTGTAAACAACACAACTAGGTTCGTTAATACACGTATTCGTGGTAGACAATCTAATATTAAGATAGAAAATAATAATATTGGAGATAACTGGAGATTTGGTACATTAAGAGTAAATATAAAACAAGATGGAAAAAGATAAATATACTATAAGACCAGCTAGAATATCTGATGCTGTTCGTATAAGAGAACTACTTAAAACGTGGCTTACAGAGGCTCCATTCAACTTTGGAAACACTAATAATACTAAAGCTTTAGAGAATATAGTATTTTACATTAAGAATAGTTTTGTTATAGTAGTAGAATATGAAAATATTATTATAGGAACATTAGCTGCTACAGTTGATGAGACATGGTATAGTGACAAAAAGTTCATGAGAACTTTATGGTTACACGTGAATCCTAAACATAGAAACTTTAGGATCTTTCGTTCTATAATGATAGTTTTTAAAGAATACGCATTAGCAAATAAAGTAACTGCGATATGCGAAATCTTTCAAGGTAAAGACGTTGAAAGAAAAGACAAGGCTTTTATTAAATTAGGATTTAAAGTTATCGGAGGAACTTATATAGTCAATGGGTAGTATTTTCAAACCAAACACCACTGTAGTACAAGCACCACAGCAGTCATCGACTAGCTATGATATACCTGAATACTTTAAAGAAATTCAAGAACGAACTTTAAGAACAGCAGAAAATGTATTCTCTCAACCTTACACTGCTTATCAAGGTCAACGTATAGCTCCACTTAATCCAATGGAGGAAGCTGCAGCTAATGTATATACTAATCAAATTTTACCTGAATCAGGACAACTTGCTGCAATAGGTGCTCAAACTTATGATGCTAACACTGCTGCAACTTATGCTAATCCTTACGAACAACAAGTTATCTCTGGAGCTTTAGGAGATTTAGGAGAAGCTTATGGTCAAACACAAAAACAAATGAATGCACAAGCAATTGGTGCTGGAGCTTTTGGTGGATCAAGACAAGGCATAGAAAACGTATTAGGAAGAGAAAGATATTTAGATACTGTAGGAGATACATCAGCTAGATTAAGACAAGCTGGTTTTGAATCAGGTGCTAATAGATTTGCTCAAGATAGAGCAGCACAGTTACAATCAGCTCAATCTCAAATAGGTGCTTTAGGACAATCAGCAGCAGGACTTGCCGGTTTTGGAACTCAAGCTCGTGGTATAGAACAAGCTGGACTTGCAGAAAACTATCGTGACTTTATAGAAGAAAGAGAATATGGTGCTGGACAAATAAGACAAATGGTTGGAGCTTTATCAGGTGCTCCTATTAGAAGTTATGGAGAAGAAAGATCAGGATCAGTAGGTACACCAGTTGCTGGCCCAAGTACCTTTGGTCAAGTTGCTGGAGCTTTAACAGCAATACAATCTGACATAAGATTAAAAGATGATATTAAATTAGTTGGTAAATCTCCATCAGGAATTAAAATTTATAACTTTAAATACAAAGGTGATGATAAAAAATATCAAGGTGTCATGGCTCATCAAGTTCCTCATGCATCAATTGTTAATGATGAAGGTTATCTAATGGTAGATTACAATAAACTCGATGTAGAGTTTAAGGAGATATAATGGCTTTAGAAAATATAGAAGAAAACCAAGAAAAAGTTAATGCAGCTGCTTTATCAGTAATTGAAGATGGGGCTGGATTGAAAGTTGCTAAAGAAGATATTGAAATGCAAGAAGGAAATCAGTCAGGTGATATTGATATTAAAGAAAAAGTAACTAAAGATGGTAAGTTTTCTATTGATATAATGGGAGCTTTATCTAATGTAGGAAGTTCTGCAACTGCTTTTGTTCAAGGTGTAGGATCAAATCTTTCTGCGATAGCAGAAGCTGTTCCTAATAAAATTGAAGAAATTGCCTCTGATCCCGTAAAGAAAAAGAATTTTATGAGAGGTCTAGAAATTATAAATGCTTCTTCTGGTATAAAACCTATAGGTCAAGCTAAGTCAACTTTTGGAGCTATTAGTGAAGGATTACTTAAAGCTGAAAAAGGATTTATTGCAACTGATTTAGCAAAAGCTAAAATAGAAGCAGCTAAATTAAAAGCTTTAAATACAAAAAGAGGTGTATTAGAGCCAGCTGAAGCAGCACTTTTAAAAAATTATTCTGCATATACAGAAGAGTATGCAAAAAAGAAAAAAGAATTTGAATCAACTTTTAATATTTATGGACTTTTGAAAAAAGCTTCATTTGAAAAAAAAGAATTACCTACTGGTGTTTTATCTAAAATTTTTCAAGGAACAGAAGCAGCAATATCTGAAATTGCAGGTGGAGCTGAACTATTAGATGCTGTACTTAAAAGAGGTGGCGATACTCAATTTATGAATTCTAAAGATCAAGTTACTTTTAAAAATATGTTAGGAGCTGCTGTTAAACAAAAAATTGTAGGTCAAGTAAAAGAATTATATCCTGTATCTAATAAAGATATAGAAATACTATTACAAACAGTAGGAGATGTTGGAACTAACCCTGAAGCATTAAGACGTTTAGTTTCTGCACAAATGGCTGCAAGAGAAATTGAAATAAATCAAAGAAAATATGCTGATAAATATTTTAAAGAAAAAGATTTAGGATTTAAAGATTCATCTTTTAAAGATTCAGAAAAAGAATTAGCTGATAATTTTAGAAAAAGTGTTAATAGCGAAACTTTAATAGCTATGTATGGAACAGATAAAGATGTTTCTGATTCTGGAATTATTGCAGCAAAATATTATCAAGATTTACAACCACAATTTGAAGATGGTAAAAATCCATTTGAAATATTTACAGCAAAAAGAGATGAAGATCAAGATGATTTAATTTTATCTATTGAAGAATTTCAAAAAAATTTACCCGAATAAAATTAAAATGATATGGCAGAACTAAATGAAAAACAAAAAGATTTTTATAACAATCTTATAGCTAATCAAGTTGAGGCTGAAACTGCTGAAAAATTAGTTACTGGTGAATTATCTGCAGCTGATTACAAACTATCCTTAAATAAAACTAAAGCTACATCTGAAGAAGAACTTTTTACTAATAAAGGTTATGATGTAGAGTTAATGAAAACTACTAAAAAAAATATTAAAAAGAAAAAAGATAGAGCAGCAAATAGTGCTGCTGCAGATGATTTTTCAGAAGAAAGTATTTTTTTAGCAGAGTATGAACCTAGTAAAAGAGAATTAGTAGAATCATATGGTATTAATGCTGAAAAAGATAATGAACTTCCTTCAAATATTAGAATGGCATTAGGATTTGGTTTAGCTAATGAAGATTTAGCAAAAATAGATGCTAAAAAATTATATAAAAATTATTTAATAGAAGAAAAAAAATATGATAAAGAGTTAGTTGAATCTTTAGATGAAAATATAGAATTTAAATATCAAGAATTACCTGGCTTTGATGGTAAAGGTAAATCCAGAGTTTTAACTTATAAAGTTCCTGAAGAATTAGGTGGTACTAATAAATGGACAGTAACTAACTCTCCAGGTTTAGTTCCCAATGCTGGAGATTTAAAATCAATTTTAGCAGATGCTGGTGTAGTAACAGCCGCAATAGGTGGAGGTGTAGCAGGAAGTTATGTAGCTCCAATTGCTGGTACAGCTGCTGGTTCTGCTAGTGCTGTATTTTCTGCTGAATTAATAAAACTATATGCTGGTAAAGAACAATTTGGTTTAGCTTCAAATTTATCAGAAGAAGAATTTGATAGTGCTGCATTAAAGCAAGCAGCAATTACAGCTGGAATAGATTTAGTTGCAACACCTGCTTTTTTACTTACAGGTCAAGCTATTAAAAAAATGTTTATGACATCTGCTTTAGATAAAATTAGTTCTAAATCAATTAAAAATATGGTCAACTCTGGAAAACTTGATAATGAATTAATTAAAAATTTAGATGATGCTAAAGCTATATTAAAAGATAATGGAATTGATGAAAAATTGGCTGATGAATATCTAGCAGCAAACGTTGCTAAAGCTTTTAAAAATCCTGCTTTAGTTCCAGAGGGAGATGCTATTAAAAAAATTACCGTAGCAGAAGGTGAAGAAATGGCTGCAAAAAGTGTAAGAATTAATGACACTGAACAAAAATTAATTAAACAACTTTCAGGACTTGATGATGTTAAAATAAGTCAATCACAAAAAGATGATATTATAAATGACATATCAGCTAAAATAAGAAACATAAGACAAACAGAAATAGATGAGGCTGCTAATAAAGTTAAATTAGCAGAAGGTAATATTAATATAGTTAAAAGAGCAGAACGAATTAACGGGTGGGTAGGATTTTTTGATTCATTTAAAGATAGATTTGCTAGATATTTTAAAAATGAAGATAATAAAGTTTTTTATACTAGTGGAGG